CTTGTATCTCTTGTAGCATTAGTAGTCGTATCAATACCTGTATCATCTTGGAATACATCAACTGATTGTGAGTTAGTATTGTAAGCTGATTTGTTTTGGTCAGATGCTTGTCTTAAAGCAAGTGTAGAAATATCATTAACAAGTTTGTTATCGTCAAATGATGTTGCGTGTTGAGATACATTAGATGCTGCTATTCTTGCATCATCAAAAGTACCACTTCCAATTCTTGAAGCATCAAAAGACCCAGTAGTAATTTTACTTGCATCAAGATTAGGAATCTCTGCTGCATCTAAATCTATTGCTGGGTTTCTAACTTTTATTATTGCCATATTATTTTATATTACCTCGCTGTACATGGTACGTTATTCGAACCTACTAATGATTGACCAAATGCCATGTAGATGTAATTTAAACCAGAACCATTTCCAGTTACATTTGTGTTTCTTATTTTAAAACCATTAGAATAAAAATCATCATATAAACTTGATGAATTAACATAGTCAGTTGTATTAGGATGTGTATAAGCACCCTCATTACCATTACCAGTATTTGTTTTATTATCTATTAATTTCCAATAGTAACCAGTATCAATATTTTTATAAATAACAAAAGCAGGTTTAAATCCTGTATAAATAAATGGTCCATCTGCATTACCATTACCAGTATAAGAACCAAACTTGCTGTAACCAGGTATTTCTGCGAAGCAGTAGGCTATCATATTTCCACTTGCATTTGTTTCAGTTCCACTACCAAGCGTAAATACACTACTTGTTGGAGCTGTATCATTAAAAGTATTAGTCGCTGTACTTTCAGCATCAGCAGTATTTAAATGAAGATGTTTTGTAGCACCTATAGATTCATGATAAACAGTCCAATTATTTGTTTGTGCTAAAGTTTTAACTATAACCATTTTTGGTGCAACACCTAACCCATGACCTACAGTTGCACCAGCAGTAGCATTTCCTGTATAAGACACAATACTAAATCCTGCTGTTGTGTTTGCAGATACAGTTGAGGTTATGCTTCCATCTGTGTTTGATGAACCTGTAGTATTATCAGCTAACCAATTCCATGATGCATAATTTTCACTATTAGCATTTACAGAACCATCATTTCCTAATGTAAAACCATCACTATCAAAAGCAGTAATAGAACTAGCTTGTGTACTTTCGGCATTATTTACATTTGAGTGAATTGTTTTAGTAGCACCTCTTATAACATCATTCCACCAATGCCAATCTACTGCAGTATCTCTATCTTTAATCCAAATTAAATCTGGTTGAAATCCAACTCCTGTTATAGATTGAGTTGAACCATTACCTGTGTACAATTTAGTATTAAAATAGTCTGTCGATTTATTAATTGTAGTGTATGGCATATTATAAATTTAACCCCTTTGTTGATAAAGCAGTATAACCTGTTGGAACATTATATTCAAATATTCCTATACCACTTGCGTTAGTTCCTGCACTAGATACTGCTGTTGTACCTTGATAACCATTACCAAAATTTGTTGATGTAGTAATTCGAACACCACCATGAAGAATTGCAAAAGGTATCCAAGTTTTAGAAGTATCTAATCCTGTAATAACTGCATTACCAGAATTTAAAGCAGTACCATTTCTCCAAAAATACATATCTCCATTATCAGCATCAAGACCTACACCAAAAATATCAGTACCAAGTGTAGACGATGTAAAATTTCCTAAATCAACATTATCTTTACGAGCATTACCATTACTATAAAGACCTGCTGTATTACTATAAAATATATTTTCTGGTGTTTCATTCCAATCCTCTGCTGAATGTATTCCACCAATAACTGCAGCATTTGAAGAACCATCTGGATTATTTGTAATTTGTTCCCAATACCATTTACCACTTGAAACTCCTAAAGTTCCACTAACAGCACAATCACCACTAGGTGTGCTTGAAAGAAAAGTATTTCCATTCGTTAAAACAAGAAATTTATTTGTAGCTCTTTGAAAATTTGGATTCCAAGTACAAAATACGTTGCTTGGACAATCTTCAGTATTTGTAAGTGTACCACCTGCAACTGTAAAGTTATTACCATTACCAGATTGGTCTGTTACTGAGTTACCATCTTTTAAAATAAAGAAACCATTATTTCCATAAGTTACACTTGGAGAAGTATTAATTTTCCATTCTCCAGTTGTACTGTCTGTAGAACCAAATGCTGATGCGTCATAAGTTGTACCATCTATAAAGTGAAAATGTGATAAACAACCATCATACTCTGCACTACCACCACCTGCACTTCTATTTCCAACTCTTATACCAACACCACTACTATTAAATTTGCTATCGTGATTTTGAGGAATGTCAACAGAATAGGTATTAGTTTGTTGAACACCATTAATATAAGTTTTACCTCTATCTGATGCAGTTGATTGAGTGCTATCGTATGCAAAAACAATATGATACCAAGCAGATGAATCTCTTAAAGAAGCACCAGTATAACCTTGTCCATAATTTGTTGCACCTGTATGATATTCTAATAAACCAATTTCATTTCTAGCTTGTCCACCAGAACCCACACCAAAATAACTATCTCCATTATCAAAATCACATCCAAAAATTGCGTAAAAATTACTATCAGTTAATTTACCTTTCATCCAAAAACTAATTGTCCATTTTTTAGAATTTGTTGGTGTTCCTTGTGTTCTTGATAAATATGTACTAGCCATTAGTTAAATTGTCCTCCACCTGTTGCACCGAAGCTAGATTGTAAGCTAAATGCTCTATCTGCTGTTTGACCTTCGGCATCTGTAATTCTTAAAGTAAAATTGTATAAAGTTGCAGTAGTAGAAGTACCACCAAAATCTGTTGTTGCAATAACTCCTGTATTAGCATCTAATGTACAATTAGCACCAGATGAAGCAGTTAAAACATTTCCACCAGATGTTACTTCTGAATATGTAACTGCACTATCTGAAGTACCTGCAACTGTTGCAACTGTTCCAGAAAAATCTCCTGCAATAGTTCCAAGTGTTCCTGCTGCAGTTGTCCATGATGGAGCTGTAGATGCTGTAATAATATTACTTGAACTTCTACCTGCATTACCATCTGGGTTTTCTATTCTAACATAATAGTTACCTAATGCTAAAGTTACATTAACTGATAAAGATGTTGAACTTGTAAATGTAATTGAATTAGCTACAGTTACTGAACCATCTGTTTTAACAAATTCTACTTGTGGTATTGATACAAAGTTTGTACCAGTAATAGTTATATCTGTTGCAGTAGCAGGTGCAATTGTTTGAGATACATTTGCAACTGTTGGTTTAGTTTCTGTTGCATCAATCCAAGTTAATTGATTTGTATTAGAACCATTAGTAGCAAGTACTTGTCCATTTGTACCTACTGAAGTTGGAAGAATAAGATTGTATGATTGTCCTGCTGAATGTGCAGGTCCAGTTATAGAAACTCCATGAGTGTTCTGTGAACAGTTTAAAGTTAATTTACCATCGGCACTAGCACCATCACCTTTAATAACTACTCCAGGTGTAAATTCTGTTTTAGGATTAGTAACAGAATCATCAGCAAGTTTACTAGTTGTAACTATGCCATCATTTAAATCGTCTGCTGTGATTGCTGCGTTTGCAGGAGTTCTACCAACGTATGCCATTAATTAATCCTTATTATTATGCTGAGATAGTATCTACAACACTTGTTATAATATCAACAGAAGTTGCTGCTGAAGCATAAGCTTTAACTGCATCTCCAGATTGTAAAACAACTTTAGAACCACCATCAATTAACTCTAAAGAACCACCTGTAGGGATAGGAGCATCTTTAATAATATGATAAGTAGTAGAACTGTTCTCTACATAAACAGTAACATTAACTGAAGTACCTGCAGTGTTAACACATCTAACACCTATGATAGCATCATCAGAATCTGCTGCTGCTCTTAATGTTGTAGGAGACCCAGAGCTGTTCGAGATATTTTGTTGTAAAGTTCTTTCAAAATCTTGTGCCATAGAATTATCCTAATTATATACTTTTTTTATTGAATTGTCAACACAAACTATAACGCAATTGCCATTGCCACAGCAAAACCATTACCAGCTTTGTTGTCAATTTGTGTTTGAATTGCACTTGTTACTCCATTTAAATAACCAAATTCAGTATTATCTACAGAACCATCATGTATTAGATTAGCATTTAATCTATTACTAGCATCTATTGTAGCTTGTTTACTGTCTATTTGAGTTTGAATAGCTGAAGTCACACCATTCAAATATCCAAATTCTGTATTGTCTACTGACCCATCATGAATTAAATTTGCATTTAATCTATTTGATGCATCAATAGTAGCTTGTTTAGAATCTATTTGTGTTTGAGCATCTGAAGTTAAACCTCCAATATATCCAAACTCAGCATTAGTTACTGAACCATCATGTATCTTAGTAGCATCAATTGCTGCTGAAGAATTAATATCAGCATTAACAATTACACCTGAACCAATTGAAGCAACACCAGTATCAGCAATTGTAATATCACCAGATACTACATTGTCAATCCATTTAGATGTAGCTGTATCATAAAATAATAAAGCACCATCTGCAGGTGTTGTAATATTAACATCTGTTAACTCTGCTAATTCATTTGCTGTAGCTACTTGAGAATCTACATAAGCTTTAATAGATTGTTGTGAAGCAACTTTATCAGCAGCATTAGATGACATGTTATCTTCATCTAAGAATGCTGTACCACTTAAACTTGTATTTAATACAGGTGATGTTAAAATTTTGTTTGTTAAAGTTTGACTATCAGTTAATGTAGCAACAGTTGAATCTATATTTAAAGTTACAGCTCCACTTGTACCACCACCAGATAAACCTGTACCTGCAGTTACTTCAGTAATATCTCCAGTAGGTACTGTTGCAACTTGTGCATCTACATAAGTCTTAATAGCTTTTGCAGAAGCTAGTGTATCATCTGAAGAAGATACTGTAGTTATATCTGTATCTAATACTCCAGATTTTAAATTATCAACTTCAATGTTAGATACTGTATTATTATCTACATCAATAGTTTTATTTGTTAATATTTGTGAACCTGTTAATGTTGCAACTGTAGAATCAATATTTAAAGTTATTGTTTGAGCAGAACCTACAGTATCAATACCTGTTCCACCAGCAACAGTTAAACTTTGTGAATCTAAATCAACAGATTGAGAACCACCAGTATCACCAGAGAAATCTAAATCACTAGCTGTTACTTGTGCATCAACATATGCTTTGATTGATTGTTGAGTTGCTAATGCAGTTGCACTATCAGAAGACATATTATCTTCATCTAATATATCTGTAACTGTAGTTGTAGGCATAGCAATTGAATCAACATATGCTACACCATCAATATATAAATCTTTAAACTCTAAACTTGATGTACCTAAATCTATATCATTATCTACTATAGGTACAATAGCACCATCAGTAATTTTTAATTGTTCAGTTGATACACCACTTACATCAATATGAAATTCTATTTCATCATTTGTAGTATCAATAGATACTTTGTTAAGAGGAGCTGCTAGTCCACTATCTCCAATGAGAGCAATGACAGGTCCTTCAGCAGCAGTACCATCATGTTTATGTCCTGTTGAATTATTAAATGCTGCTAATAGTTGATTGTATTCATTATTAAATAACGATGCTGATATAGTATCGCCATCTGCAAATGAACTTTGTCTAGTATATCCTGCCATATTATCTTCTTCCTCCTGCTATAAATGAAACAAACATTCCGTTAACTGAGTATGGAGCATTTGCATCATTACTAAAAAATTTAAAGTTGTTTGAAAAACCACTTCCAGTAACTATAATACTTTTACTTGGTAGAGTAGTTGCTCCAAAAGTTCCTGTACCAAACAATGCAGTACCAAATAATGAAGCTGAACTTAAATTACCTACACTAAAATTATTAGGTTGTGGAGTTTCAGAACTATCAAAATCGTATCTAATTCTTAATTGTAAATCGTTTTGTGTTCCTTCAGGTTCAATATTAGCTTTTACTTTGTATAAACTTTTTCTTAAACCATTATCACCATAGTCCATGTCTGGTGTTTGAAATTCTGCATCAACATTTGAACCATCAAAACTGTTACCAGTATCATGTTTATAAATATATCCAGACTCATCTGCATGATATATTACTTCTGTACCTGCAAGATTTAAATTTGATGTACAAAATTTTACAGGTAAACCTTTTGTTTCACTCCATTCAAAAGCAGGAATACCTTCTGAACTATATTTAAATGTT